GTCGACAATCATTGAAAGACAAGATAACATAATGTAATGACATTTTGTCAATAAAAATAATTTGGTATAGTAATTGAACTATATAGAGTATTATTAACTAAAAAACATTTATATTATGTACATGATTGAATTCGACAGATTGTTTGAAGAACTTTTTAGAGTTGATACACCAAAAACAACAACATATGTTCCTTCAAAATTCGCAGTAGACATTAAAGAAGATACTGCAACATTAGCACTATCCGTAATAGGACATGACCCCAAAGATATTGAAATCAATTGCTTTGAGGACAAGATTGAAATTAAAGCTAAAAAAACACAAGAGGACAAAGAAAGCCCTTTCAATCAATTAATTTCAGACATCGAAGAAAGAATTACCGTAGGTAAAAACTTTGATGGCAGAAAAGCAAAAGCTGAAATTAAAAATGGTATTCTCTTAATTACTATTGAAAGAAAAGAAGAGTCCAAACCAAAAAAATTAACCCCGAAATTAGGTTAATTCAGTTATTTTTCGTATATTGAAAAGGTAGAAGATTAAACACTTCTACCTTTTTTATTACAAATAAATACTTATTACTATGATATACAACGAAAAAATACAAAACCTTTTGGAATCTTTAGACGGAAAATTAAGGATTTTACAGAACGGAATTACCGGTGCACAAAATATGACACCATCAGAAGCACACACTACGTTGGAAGATGCAAGAAAGATTGTAGAACGTGTTGCAGAATTAACCAGAATAAATCGATAAATGAATTGGCTTAAATATTTAGTCGGATTTTCTGCACTAATTATTGCCGGATGTGCAGCTTACTTCTCGGTAACGGGTTTGGGTGTTCTATTTAGTGGAGCAGCCGTATCGGTTATGGTAATGGCGGGTGCATTGGAGTTTGCTAAATTAGTTGCTGCAACTTATCTTAAACAAGAGTGGGAAAACATTAAGGGATTTAATAAGTGGTATTTGACCTCTGCCGTTGCATTATTGATGTTAATCACTTCCGCAGGTATATTTGGATATCTTTCAAATGCATTCCAATCTCAGTCCTTAAAATTGCAACAGGTAGATAGAGAGGTTTTAGTCTATACTACAAAAATTGACCAAAATACTACACAAATTACTCAATTAAACACACAATTGGGGCAATTATCCTCAACCCAATCAACAATTTTAGACAAAGGTAAGGTAAATTCTCGTCTCTTACGTTCAATTGACCAAAAAGACAGACAAACTGCTCAAATTAACAAAAAAATTGAAGGTTTACAAATAGAAAATGCTAAAAATAACGAAAAAATCAATGAAATTAAGACCTCAAACTTAGATTTGGAGAAAGAAGTTGGTGGTTTTAGATTTATTGCAGAAGCATTTGGTATGGAATTGAAAAATGTAGTAAAATTCTTTATATTTTTGATTGTAATAGTGTTTGACCCATTAGCAGTTGCTCTAATTATCGCATTTAACGGATTGATTGGAGATAAAAAGAAAAAACAAAGAGAGATTTTAACCGAAATTATGGAAAGTGACGAAAAATTGGGATTATACGAAATATATGGTGACAAAAATGAGATTATAGAGGAAAATATTGTTAACGAAACTGAAAAAAATGAGATTAACGAGAAAAAAGAAATTGAACCTATTGAGTCTAATGATGTTGTGGTTGATGATACATCTGATATTGGGAATTTAAAGTGGGAAGAATATATGCATCCGGAATTTCCTTGGAATAAAAGAAATTTATGGATAAATAACCCAAAGGCCGTTAATTATTGGTTATCAACTAAGGGTGGCAGTGTTAGAGAGTTATCTAGACTAAGAAATGAAAATGAGAATATTAAAACTTATTAATATTTGGTAAATTAGAATTATTTTCGTATATTAGAAATACGAAATTATAATTTATGAAAAAATATGCATTATTCATCGGAAGATGGCAAACATGGCACAAAGGACATGAGTGGTTAATCAATCAACAATTAGAAAACGGAAAGAATTGTTGGGTTGCTATTAGAGATGTACAAAAGGATGAAAATAATCCAAAATCAGCACAAGAAGTATTACAAGAATTACAAAACGAACCCTTTTTTACAAACAATTGGGATAAAATCCTCCTTTCAATTATTCCAGATATTGAATCCGTAAATTATGGTAGAGGTGTGGGTTATGATGTAATATATCACGAACCACCAAAAGAAATCGAAAAAATTAGTGGAACTGCAATTAGACAAAAATACATTGACTCAAATGGTGATGTCATTGTTTATAATATAGAAAAAGAAAATGATAGTAGAGCGTAAAAGACACATTGCTAAAACTATTTCATATCGTATTGTATCAACTTTAATTGGATTTGGTATAATGTGGTGGGTAAGTGGTGATATTAAAGTAGGTGCAGCATTTGGTATAGCAGAATTAGTATACAAACCTATTCAGTATTATCTACATGAAAGAATATGGTATAAATTTATAAAATACGGAATTAAAAAATAAAAAATGAAATTAATAGTAGACAAAAATCAATTAGGATTAGAAACAAAAGAATTTAGAGAATATCTAAAAACACCTACACCTAAAACAGAAATTACACAACAAGAATCGGATGAGTTGAGAATACAATTAACCGAAGCTATGATAAAGCATCCAGGATTAGGAATTTCCGCAACACAAATTGGAATTAAAAAAAGAGCATGTTTAATTCAGTTTGGTGACGAAGAATTATTTTTAGTAAATCCAATTATTAAAGAAAAGTCAAAAGAAGGATTCTTATTCTTTGAAGGATGTTTATCAATTCCATCAACTATTGAAAGACCTGTTAGAACTATTAGAGCTTCCAAAGTTATTGTAGACACCGATAATTTAGGTGAGTTAACATTTGAAATTAATCCTGATGGAGATAAACAAAATGAATCGATTTCAAAAGAAACTATGATGACCGTAATTGTTCAACACGAAATAGACCATTTAGACGGATTTACAATTAAAGATAGAGTATACAACACACAGGTTGTTAAAAAGGTTGATTTTGGTAGAAATGATAAAATTGTAATGAAATCGAAAGAAGGTGAAATGGTTGAAGTTAAATTCAAAAATGCAAACAAATATTTTTTACAAGGATACGAAATCGTTTAATTATGTTATATACAATAATATCAATATTATCAGTATTAGTAGTTGCATTATCATTTGCAATTTATAATCTTTTAAATAAATTAGAAAAATACGAAGATATCATTGAAGAAAATGATATTTTTTTACAAACGGAGTTGGAAAGAAACGAAGCATTACTGGAAGCATTACGATTGATAGATAGTCGTGAAATGTTTGAGAAGGATGATGAAGTAGGTTCTATATTTTATCAAATTAAAGAAACTATCGAAAAATTCAAAACAAAACAAAATGCCAATTAGAAAAAAAAGAGGGCCGAATAGACAATACTTTTCAAAGGATACCGAAGATGCAATAATTGAGTATAATCTAACCGATGACCAATATATTAAAGATAAATTATATAGAGAAAGAATTGCATCTGCATTTGATAAACTGGCAGAGATAGTTTATAATAAATGGAAATTCACTTACTTTGATGATGACCCAAAGGATGTAATGGCGGAAGTTGTTGCATTTATGATTGAAAAAATTCATATGTATAAAGCCGGAAAGGGTAAAGCTTTTTCTTATTTTACTATTGTTGCAAGAAACTACCTTATTTTAAATAATAATGCAAATTACAAACGATATAAAGATACCGATGTAATGTCTGGCCTACCCGAATCATTTGATACTGAAAATAATTTTAGAGAAGAGGAGAGAAATGATGAACATAGAACATTTAATATTAGAATGTTGCAATATTGGGATAAACATTTAGAAAATTACTTCCCAAAGAAAAGAGATATGCAAATAGCAGATTCAGTATTAGAATTATTTAGAAGAGCAAATTATATAGAAAACTTTAATAAAAAATCATTATATTTACTTATTAGAGAAATGACAGGTCACCCTACTCATTATATTACCAAAGTTGTCAACAAAATGAAAGAAAGACAAATGGAATTATATAATGAATTTGACAAATATGGTGATATAAAAATTTAAGTATGATACAATTAGGTCTATCAGGATTTTATCATGATTCAGCTGCAGCAATTGTAATAGATGGTAAAGTAATATGTGCAATTGAAGAGGAGAAACTATCCGGTGAAAAACATGATAGTTCTTTTCCGTTTAAAGCAATCCAATGGTGCTTGGAATATACAAAAATAACAATTGATGAAATTGATATGATTTGTTGGTATGAAAATCCGAACGATAAATATGAAAGAGTTAGACAAACTATTGGAAAATGGGGTGGTTTAAGATTTCCACAAAAATGGAGAAAATTTAATAAAAGGTGGAATGAAACTGAGGGTAATTTAAAAGGAATATTGAAATCTATTGGATATGAAGGAATTATTACTTATACACAACATCATTTATCACATTTAGCACTATCTTACTACACATCACCATTTGATAACGCAATCGGATTATCAATCGATGGTGTAGGTGAATTCCATACCATACACTCTACAATGTGTGATGACAATGGGTTTCATAAAATACAAACATTACAATTTCCACATTCTTTGGGTTTGATTTATTCAGCATTTACTGCTTATTTAGGATTTAAACCAAACGAAGGTGAGTATAAAGTAATGGGATTGGCACCATATGGTGACAAACAAAGGTATCATACTATATTTGATAAGGTTGCAACAATCGGTGGTGAATTTGATATTGTAAAAATTGATATGAAGTATTTTACATGGGAAACATCGGATACCGATATGTTCAATGATAAGTTAATTGATTTAATTGGATTCCCACCAAGATTTAAAGATGAACCAATCGAACAACATCATAAAGATTTGGCAGCATCATTACAGGGGTGGTATGAAAGTGCTTTATATTTTACTATTAATAGAATCACTAATATATGGGATAGTGAGAATTTGGTATTGGGTGGAGGTTGTGCATACAACGGAACCGCCAATGGTAAAATCAAAACATATACTTCAATTAAGAATGTATGGATTCCATTTGCACCCTCGGATGCGGGCTCTGCAATCGGAGCTTGTTTATATCAACATCATATTGTATTAGGTAATTCAAAAGTAAAAGGTGGTGATAATCAATCTCCATATTTAGGCCCTGATTTCGGTGATTCGGAAATATTGAATACTATTAAAGGTGATAATGAATTAACGATTAAAATTATTAGAAATAGAGAAAGTTATTTAAAAACTATTGCAAAGTTAATTGAAGAAGGTAATATTGTTGGGTGGTTTATTGGCAGAACCGAATTTGGTGCAAGAGCATTGGGTAATCGTTCTATATTAGCTAATCCACATTTAGCGGATGTTAGAGATAGAATTAATAAGGTTGTCAAAAAGAGAGAAATGTTCAGGCCATTCGCTCCATCGGTTACAATTGAAGATTATCAAAAGTATTTTCTATCGGAAGAGGATGTTCCATATATGAATCAGGTTGTCAAAGTTAAAAAAGATGTAAACATTCCGTCAGTAACCCATATTGACAATTCTGCAAGGATACAGACACTTAAAAGAGAAAGTAATCCACTTTATTACGACTTACTAAAAGAGTTCGAAAAACTAACAGGAACACCCATTCTATTGAATACATCATTTAACTTAAAAGACCACACAATGACCAATGACCCACAAAAAGCAATTTGGACATTAAAGAATTGTGATATGGATTATTTGGTTATGGGTAACTATATTATCAGTAAATCTAATAAGTAAATAATTATTAGTATATAAAACACAATTATGAGTTCAGAATTTCAATTATTTGATGGTAAAAACTTATCATCATTATTTAAAGATATATACGAAAACCAACAAAACAAAAAGAAAAACATTTCAGACCTAATAGAGTCATTGAGAAAATTAATTCGTAATGTTGGTGAGGCAACAGTTATAGCTCCAATTATAAAAGACTTAATTGAGGTATCGGTTAAAAACGATGACCACTTAATTAAACTTGCAACAATTGCACAAAGATTAGCAGCAGCTGAAGCTAAAGGTATTGGTGAAGATGGCTGGTTAAGTGAAAATGAAAAAGCTCAACTACTTGCAGATATGGAAGATACTATAAATGCGGTTGAAGAAAAAGCTAAAGAACAAATGACGGATATTCAAATAGAAATAGAAGAAATTAAAACTAAATTGTAATGACCGAAGTAAAATCATTTTTAGCCATTGTCAATAATGTTTATCCTACAAATTCTAAATTTTTTACAAAAGATGAAGAGGATGTGGTTTCTATACATAATGATAATAAAGATTTTTCGGATTTAGATACCAGAATGTATGGTGCAATAACTTATGAATTTGAAGATACTTTTGAAACGGATGATTATGCATTTCCATTTGACAAAAATAATTTTACATTTCCAATAAAGGGTGAAACGGTTGTTATATTTAAAATGTTTAATCAGACATTTTGGTTACCATATACCAATACACCATATTCAAATTATAGAAGAGATGAAGTAACTTATACAGCAACTAGGCCGGTTGATACACAGGGAGATTCCAAATCCGGACAATCTTTATCCAATACTTCAAAAACAGGAGGTACAACCAATTCTGGCAAAACTAAAAAGAATGATATTGGTTATGAAATAAATGAAAAGATTAAATTTTTAAATCCAAAACAAGGTGACACCATTATAAGTGGTAGAGTTGGTAATACAATTCGTTTTAGTGAATTATATTTGACGGAAGATGGTAAAACATCATCACCTGGTATATTCATTCGTAATAAACAAAATCCAGATTTAGATTCTAAAAAAATTGGTGAATTGGTTGATGAGGACATAAATAAAGATGGTACATCAATTTACATTACATCAAATAAAATAAAAGTACCATTTAAAGAAAATATAAGTAAAACAAAAGTAGGTTTTAAAGAATATCCCAATTCAGAAAAACTAACAGGTAATCAATTATTTGTAAATTCGGATAGAGTAGTATTATCTGCAAAAGCATCGGAGTTTATTATATTTGGAAAAGGAAATACCGGTGTGATAACCGATGGGAATTATTCGATAGATGCAGAGAAAGAAGTTTATATACACAACAAACAAAATATAACATTACATACTGCCGGCTCAAATCAAATATTTCTTAATTCAGAAAATGGAAAAGTATATTTGGGTAAAAATACCGGTGAAGGTGGAGCTGGTGCATCTGTACAAAAAATGGTATTGGGTGGTGAATTGGTAAAATTAATGGGAGAATTAATTGATGCAATAAATCAACAACAATATTTAACACCATCAGGACCCAGTAAGGTATCTCCGGAAAACGCTGCATCGTTCAATTCCATTAAAGGTAAATTAAATGATTTGTTATCTACTACTAATTTTTTAAGTAAATAAAATGGCAATTAATTTAAAAAAAGTAAAAGCTAATATTCAAAGTAAGTTTGATGGTGGCGTCTCAAATAGTTGGAGTGATTTTTATTTGAATATGGCATTAGAAATGGCAGAAAATGTTGCAAAAAGTAAAACGATAACGGGTTTAGCAAATAGAGGAGTATTTGATTTTACGGGTGATTCCGAAAGTATAAAAAACTTAAATGATAATTTTTGGTTTGCACAATCACTAGCCGAAGAATATGATAAGGTTGTAAGAGGTGGTAAAACTCTTTTCCCTGGATATGGTGTACCCGTAGAGTTTGGTAATAAACAAGGTATGCAGGCCGCCCTACTTCTAATCTTACAAAGTACACAATTGAATAAAAATGGAGATTTATTAAGAGATATCGGCCCGGCAATACAGGTTTATTGGACAGGTGCAAACCTTGCTAAAACACCTACACCAAAATTCCCATGTATTGGTGCAGCAAATAATATTAGTACAATCAACGGATTTAATTTTTCTCCTGGAATTTGGACACCAATTAGTGTTCCGCCAATGGATAGTGTTTCACCCTGGTTATTAAATTTTATATTATCAGCATCCGTTCATCTATTAACTGTTGGTGGGATATTTACATGCATATGCAATTACCCGCCGCCGGCACCACCTGCACCCGGAGTATTACCATGGGCTGGATACTTTATAAAACCATTTTCAGGAAATCCTATAAAATCTTTAGATTTCAAAGATATGGTACAATTGGCAGGTGGAACGGTTTTAAGTCCGGTATTGGATTCTTTTGCAGAAAATCAAACTGCAAATACCGCATTTAGTGAAGCAGACTTATCGGTAAGTAATCTTTCTAAACAATTGACTAAGGGATTTATTGAAGGAAGTCAATCTCAAGTAGATAGAGATTTTCAAGCAGCACTACAATCAATTATAGGTGGAGATGAACCAGCTATGGCAGCTGCTGGGACTAACATACGAAACAATAGAGGGTAAATTTATTCTTTCAATATTTATTACTAAAACATATATAAACAATTATTATGAAATCAGAAATTTTATTAACTTTAATTAAAGAAGTTGTTAAAAACGAAGTTAAGTTACAAGTAAAAGAAGAACTTGTTAAACTAATTAAATCTGGTGCAGTTACATTAAACTCACAAAAGAAACCGGTTACTCCATCATTAAGAGAGATGACGGAGGTTAAAAAACAACAACCAATTCAACAATCACAAAGACCTACAAAGGAGTTTTCAAAAGACCCAATGATAAATGAGATTTTGAATATGACTCAACCATTTACTTCGGAACAAAGAAAAGAAGGTGCACAAGCCGTAGGTAGTGTATTGGATATGATTAAACCAGAATTAAGAGTTGATGAAAGTGAGTGGGAAACGATGGATTTTAGAGAGGTAGATGTACCATCTAATGTTCCAAATTTTGAATCAACTGGTGATGGATTACAAGATGCTACGATAAAAGCATTGACGAGAGATTATAGAGAATTAGTTAAAAGATTTTAATAAATGGCAATAGAACTTGGTAAAGTTAATGTTACCGACTTAACACAAAATAATTATAAAGTATTAGGAATTGGTGTAAATAGAACATCGGATTCTAATGGTATTTTTGCTGTTAATTATACTACATTGACTCAAGCCAAAGATTCTTTAAAAAACTTAATTCTAACTCACAAAGGTGAAAGAATTATGGAACCAGAATTTGGATGTGATATATGGAAGTTATTATTTGAACAAATTGATGGTGAATTGCTTGAAAGTAGAATTGAAAATGTAATATTAGACGCAGTTTCAATTTGGATGCCGTATATAACGATAAATGAAATAGTATTTGACTACGATGATATTGATATTGACAATAATAAACTATTTTTGGACATAAAATTTTCATTAACGTCAAACCCAAATTTGTCAGACAAACTTCAAATAAATGTAAATAATTAATAATGGCTATTAAACCTTTAAATAATATAGGAACTAAGGAATTATCATATGTTGGTAAAGACTTTGCAACATTAAAGCAAAATCTTATAGATTTTACAAAAACATATTTTCCAAATCAGTATGCCGATTTCTCAGAAGCTTCACCGGGTAGTATATTCATAGACCAGGCTGCAGCAATAGGTGATATGTTGTCATTCTATCAGGATGTACAACTAAAAGAATCTATGTTGTCTTATGCAACCGAAAGGAAAAATGTTATGGCATTGGCACAACAAATGGGATATAAACCAAAAGTTACTTCACCGGCAGTTACAGAATTAACTGTATATCAATTAGTTCCATCAAATAATTTATCAGGAGTTAATAATGGTCCTGATGAAAATTTTTATTTAAGAATTAAAGATGGTATGGAAGTTGAATCAACTACTAATTCATCTATAATATTTAGAACAGTTGATGTCGTTGACTTTTCGTCACCAACAGGTAGAGAAATTGAAGTGTATGAAAGACTTACAACAGGAGTTCCATCGGTATATTTGGTAAGTAAGAAAATAAAAGTAATATCTGCTCAAGAAATCTCTACAACTATTACATTTGGAGATGATACTGATTATCCCACTGCAACTCTTTCCGATACCAATATAATACAAATAACATCCGTATCAGATGAGAATAATATAAAATATTATGAAGTTCCTTATTTGGCACAAGAAAGTGTTTTTATAGAAAAACCAAATACCGAATATAATGGTGATTTGTCTCAATATTCTGGTTCCGTTCCATATATTTTAGAAATTAAAAAAGTTCCATATAGATTTAGTGTAAAAGTAAATTCGGACAATACTATGGATTTACAATTTGGAAGTGGTGATGTTAGTTTATCCGATGAAGTTATACTACCAAATTCAAAAAATGTTGGATTGGGATTAGCAAATTCGGTTAATAGATTAAATCAGGGTATAGACCCATCCAATTTTTTAAAAACAAATACGTTTGGTGTTGCACCTGCGAATAGACAACTTACTATAAATTATTTAGTTGGTGGTGGTGTTCAATCAAATATAAATCAAAGAGATTTAACAACAATTAGGTTAATAGAATTTGAGGATGATTTGTTATCTATTCCGGATGATAAATTGAGTGCGTATAATGATACAAAGTCTTCGGTAGCAGTTGAAAACTTAGAAGCTGCAACTGGTGGTAGAGATTCGGAATCAATTGAAGAAATTAGACAAAATGCATTAGCAACATTTGGTTCTCAAAACAGAGCAGTAACAAGACAGGATTATATTGTTAGAGCCATGTCAATGCCAGAAAGATATGGTAGTATTGCGAAGGTATATGTAAGTCAGGATGGTGAAATCGATAATAATAGTCCTTCATCTATTCTTGCAAATCCTAAAAATATTACGGAGTTTACTAATTTGGTAGAATCTATTAAAGGATTGTCAAAACAAGATATTCAAAAAGAATTAGTCAAATATCTTTCTCAAAAAAATACATCGATTGGTGAAACAAATAATCCATTTGCAATTAACATGTACGTTTTAGGGTATAATGAGAATAAAAAATTAACAAACCTAAATCAGGCAGTTAAACAAAATCTTAAAACCTATTTAGGTGAATATAGAATGTTAACGGATGGTGTTAATATTATGGATGGATTTATAGTAAATATTGGGGTTGATTTTGAGATTATAGCTTATTCAAATTATAATAAAAGAGAAGTTCTTACAAATTGTTTAGCAGAAGTTCAAAGATATTTTGAAATCGATAATTGGACATTCAATAAACCAATTAATATTTCAGAAATAGAATTAATACTTGCCAATGTGGAAGGTGTTATGAGTGTCCCATCCGTAAAGATTTCAAATTTATGTGGTGGAGACGGAAATTATTCAACAAATAGATACAACATAGATGAAGCAACTAAGGGTAAGATTGTATATCCATCTTTAGACCCATGTGTATTCGAAGTTAAGTATCCAACAAAAGACATAAAAGGGAGGGCCTTATAATGCATAAATTTTTCACATCATCATACGATGCTAGTATTTACTTACAACAACCTGACCAAAACGCCGGTAGAGATGAGATATTGGAGGTTGGTAAACTTTATTATGGTTCTAGTAAAGATATAGCAAGAACTTTAATTAAATTCGACACAGGTTCAATAAAGTCAGAAATAGAATCAATTGGAACGGGTAGCTGGCAATCATATTTGGTATTACGTTCGGCTAATTCGGAGGAAATACCTTTAGAATATAAATTATATGCAAACGCTGTTTCTCAAAGTTGGACAATGGGAACGGGTACCAAATTTGATAATGTAACAACGGATGGTATCAGTTGGAAATATAGAAATGGAATTGATACTTGGCAGGACAATGTGATTGCGGGAACTGCTGTATTTACAAACGGAACAACGGGTTCTGCAAATGCAGAGGGTGGTACTTGGTATATTACAGGTTCCGCAACTCAATCGTTTAGTAATGAGCCAGATGATATTAGAATGGACGTTAGTGATATTGTTAGATTGTGGTGTAGTGGTTCCTTACCAAATAATGGATTTATAATTAGGCATAGTATTGCTGCAGAAAACGATGATTTGGATTATGGTTTATTAAAATTCTTTTCAAAAGAAACAAATACAATATACGAACCAAAATTAGAATTGGTTTGGAATGACCAATCATTTGTAACAACAGGATTATCACCCGTAACAGGTTCTGCATCCGATGGTGATTATAAAGTTATCGTTTCTAATTTAAAAAAAGAATATCCACAAAATAAAAAAGTAAAAGTTAGAGTTAAGGGTAGAGATATGTTTCCTTTAAAATCTTTCGGAACAACATTTGCATATGACCAAACAAAGTATTTACCAACCACCACAAATTATCAATTAGAAGATTATAAAACGGGTGAAGTAATATTTCCATTTGGACAATATACTAAAGTTAGTTGTGATTCTATTTCAAATTATTTTATAATGGATTTGAATGCATTACCAATCAATAGAACTTATTTATTAAAATTAGAAATAGTAGAAGGTGGAATATCTACTATTATAGATGAAAAATTAATATTTGAAATAGTTTAATAAATGACTAACTTAGAAGCAATATCGATAAAGTTACAGGAAGAGAAAGACAAAAAATTAGAATCAATTTTAAGTTTATCGGGTTCTGCTGCGATTAATAGAAATGAATATGGAGTTAATGTAGTAGACGATTCAAATATTGCATCATCATTGGTATTCAAAGGTTTAACAAAAGACAAATATGATACGGAAGAATTAATAAAAGCCGTAGATGTTGAAGTTAAAGAATTATTACCAAATATACCAAGTATAAATTTAGATTTAGTTCCAAGACCTGTATATAACGAAAAGGTTGTAGAAAATGAAGATTTAAGAAAAAGAGTTAGAAAATTAAGTGATGATATAGTAGTTCTTAATTCTACAATCACTGCATTGGAATCACAAGTCCAAACTGAAATAAATAATAGATTAAGTGTAGAACAAATCAATGACGTATTGGTTAATCAAATTGAAACTTTAAATGCAACGATATTAGATTTTGCCAGTCAGATTGCAACATCATTACAAAAGTCAGTTGATGAAAGTATTTTGAGAGCATCACTACAATCACAAAAGACCGGATTTAAAGCACAGATTGAAGCTTTGATTCAACAAATAAATTCTTTAAATGCAATCATTGAAGGTCTACAAGCTCAATTGGGTGCGGTAAGACAACAAAAAGATTTGGAACAAACTACACAGGCACAAGGTGGAACTATAATAAATAAAATAGTAAACGTAAACTTTACACCGAAGGGTTCACCTACCGATTCGACTATGGCGTTTAAAATTAAAAACGCAAGAGATAAAGCAAATCAATGGGTTAGAGGTGAGAGTTTAAAATTAATAAACAATGATTTAGAACCAGTTGATATTACAATTAATGCAACATATGACCAAAACCAAAGGTGGTTTAAGATACCAAAACCATCATTTAAAATGTCACCTGGTGCAACTGAGGAGATTACATTCCTTGCAAATATACCAGGTATTTCATTTGGTAAGAGAGATAATACGGAGTTCTATAATTCTGCATTGACTATAACTGTAAAAAGAGCAGATGGTACATCGGAAACCAAATCTTTCAAACATGCATTGAAGGTTGCACATCCTAAATCTTACGATGGTTTTTAAATTGAAATAGATTATGAGTATTAAAAAATATACAAACTTAGATTTAATCAACAATAACTCAACCAATGAAGGAAAGTTTATTGATGATAAAGATTTATTTATATTATCCAAAAATGAAATAGAGAAATCTGATTTTGGTATGGGTAAATATGATGTTATGGAAGTATCGGTTTATGATATCAATAACAATCTATTACCACAAAAGTCTGGAAATAATGTTGCATATATTAAAAAAGGTGACATTCAAAACTATCTTTATAACATTACAAACAAAGGTGGCCAGAAAGAACTTGCAATTAATATTGAAAAATTATTAAATAATTTAGGATTTGCCAACGGAATTCTTAAAGTTAACT